TGACCAACACCGATCCCACCAAAATCGTGGACAACTACTCCGTATACGGCTACATGGCCATTGCGAGCACATTCGTCCAAGGCCTGCTCCCCGTCAAGTTCGGCGCCTAAGGCAGCACGACATGGCCGAAGAAACGACTGACGATACCCTTCTGGCACAGCTACGCGATGACACCGCCGTGCCAGCAGGTGACAGCGAGCGTCTGAACCGCTGTCTGAAAACGGCGCGCTCCTACGTGGCATCGGCAATCGGCACGGCGCAGATCGATGACACGGTGCGGGATGACTGCATCCTCGGCTGCGCGACGGACCTCTACAATGCTCGCAACGCGCGGATGGGCGTGATGGATATAGCGGACAGCGAGACACAGCCATTCCGCATATCCACCGACCCGCTGCGCAGCGTGTGGCCCAAGCTCAAAGCGGCGGGCGTTAACACGGGCGGCATGGTGATCGCATGAAAACACTCTCGGCACAACAGCAGGAAGTCCTAGAACTCATCACTGAAACGCTGGGCAATATGGTCAGCATCGTCACCATCGACGCCGCTCTCATCCAACCACAGGCCGGGAAGGCAGCCGTATTCCTTGAAGCGCCCGAACTGGAAGCCGAGAGCTTCGACATCCACAACGTCGTCTGGAAATTCGACGTGATTGCCGGAACCCCGACCACCCAGATGCTCGCCCTGGAATCGATATTCACGGTGTTGGACAGGATCACAGACAGTGACCTGAACTACACGACCATGCGGCCGGTCACCTGGACGGCGGGCAGCGCCGGGAAGTTCGCGGCGTATCAAATCGAATTAAACCCACTCGACAACGACTAAGGAAAGAACATGCAAAAAATCAGAACACTCGGCCCCGGAACACTCACCATCGGAGAGACGATCGGTGCTAAGGAATGGATGGCCGACGTCACCAAGGTGACGCTCACCCCGAAAACGGATACCGAGGACACCCAGACCTTCCTGGACGGCCACGACGAGGCGGGCGAGCAGACCACCTCCTGGACGCTGGAGGGCACCATCAAGGAGGATTATTCGACCGACGGACTGCAACGCTGGTGCCTCACCAACGCAGGAAAGTCACTCCCGTTCACCTTCGTGCCATCCAAACTCGGCGGCTCGCAATTCACCGGCAACGCCCAGGTGGCGCCCGTGGCCATCGGCGGCGATGTGAAGAAACAGAACGACATCGACTTCAGCTTCGTCGCCACCTCCGTCGCCGCAGCCGACCACACGCCGGGCAAGTAACCGTGGCGGGAACCACGATCACCGCCAGCGGTTCGACGACCACGATCACGGTCAAGGGCGCGGACAATCTGGCCCGCACCCTCAAAAAGGCCGGGGCGGATATGAAGGACCTGCGCAAAGGCAACAAGCAGGCCGCGCAGGTGGTCGTGGGACCCGCACGCACACTCGCCCCGAAAGGCAAGACCGGCAGACTGTCCAAGTCCATCAGGGCGGGAGCGACGGCCAAGGCCGGAGTCATACGAGCCGGTAACAACAAGACGGTCCCCTACGCGGGGCCAATCGAGTACGGGTGGCCGGGCCACAACATCGAGGCACAACCATTCGTGCGCACCGCGGCGAAGCAGACCGAACCGCAGTGGACACAGATATACAAGAAGATCGTGGACGACGCCATAGCCCAGGTATATGGCACCACATCGAAATGAAAGGCAAGACCATGGCGAAGATAGACGTCACGAACCTCACCGAAGTCGCTTACACCGATGGGACCACCAACGTCATCGCGGTGACGATGTTCGACCGGGTGGCCGCAGAGAAATACGTGATCACTCACGGCGGCAAGGTCGGCAACGATAGCCCCATCCTCCAGAACTCATATGCGACGTACTACGCATTGCGCCGAGATAAACAGATTACTGGCATCGCCTTCAACGACTGGATGGCCACGGTCGTGATCCTTGGCACCCCCGAGGAAGACGAGGCTGAGGCTGAGGCTGAGGAAGATGAGGATGGGGATTCGCTGGGAAAATCTTCGGATTCGAGCAATGGCCAGACGGCAGTCTCGGCCGAACCTCCTGCATACTCAGTGCCCGCTTTGGCATAGCGCCCTGGCTGTGGCGACGGGAAACCGAACCCCTTGAGCAGGACTGGGGCACATGCCTGCAACTGATGCAAGACGAATCCGACGACATGAAAGCGTGAAACGACATGGGCAAGTCCGCCATCCTCGCCGTGAAGATCATCGGCGATTCGGTCAGCGCCGTCAGCTCGATGACCAAAGCGCAACGGGCATCGCAATCATTCAAGGACAAACTCAACAAAGCATCCATTGGCGCAGCAGCCGCGCTTGGTGCGATCACTGCGGGAGCGAAGGAATGCGCTGACGCGGCGGGTAACCTCCAACAGTCGGTCGGAGGTGTCGAGACCGTGTTCGGCTCGTCCAGTGACAAGATGCTCAAATGGTCACAGAATGCAAGCCAGGCCGTTGGGCTGAGCCAGAACAGCTACAACGAGTTGGCCACGCTGATGGGTAGCCAGTTGCAGAACTTCGGCATGAGCGTGGACGAATCGGCCACTAAAACCAACGACCTCATCGGTCTGGGTGCTGATCTCAGCTCCATGTTCGGCGGCACTACATCAGAAGCCGTCGAAGCGCTCAGCTCAGCGCTCAAAGGAGAGATGGACCCCATCGAAAAGTACGGGATCTCACTCAATGACGCGACATTAAAAGGGTATGCAGCCAAACTGGGCCTTGAAGCTCAGTATGCAGCTGGAGACAAGAACGCGAAGATGCAGGCAACCCTTGCAGCAGTTACCGAACAAAGTGGCAAAGCCACTGGTAACTTCGCTAAAGAAGCCGATACGGCCCAAGGTCAGCAGCAGCGCATGAACGCCAGCATGGAAGACGCGAAGGCAAAGCTGGGGACCGCTCTGCTTCCCATCCTCACTGTGGCCGCCCAGAAACTCGCTGGTCTTGCACAGTGGATACAGCAGAACTCAAGTTGGCTGGTACCGCTGATCGCGGCCATCGCGGCAGTGGCCGCCGTGATCCTCGTGATGAACGGCGTGCTGACCGCCTACAATGTGATCGCCGGCATAGGCGCAGTGGCCACCGGCGCGCTGGTCGGCCCCATACTCCTGGTCATAGCTGCCATCGCGGCGATCATTGCCATCATCGTGCTGTTGGTCAAAAACTGGGAAAAGGTCAAACAAGCGGGAGCCGCAGCCGCTGAATGGATAAAAGACAAGTGGAATGGGCTGATGGGGTGGATACGTGGCATCCCTGGCATGATCAGTGGCTATTTCAACAATGCCATTGACCTGCTGAAAAACGCGGGAATGAGCATCATCAATGGTTTCTTCAACGGCTTGAAAAGCGCATGGAACAAGGTCACCGGTTGGATTAGCGGCATAGGCGACTGGATCAAGGACCACAAAGGCCCAGAAAGCTACGACGCCCAACTGCTTGTCGACAACGGCTACGTAACTATGCAGGGATTCGGCAAGGGACTGAGCCAAGGATATGAAAGCGCGGTAGTGCCCCAGGTCACCTCGGTGGCTGGCAAAATCAGCAGTCTGATCGGGCAACAGCGGTTCGATGTGCCGACAGTCACCGCTAACGCCTCACTCTCGGGAACCGACAGCTTGGCCCGTATCGCGGCCTCGGCCCGCAAACAGGCCGATACCATCATCATCGTGGAAAAGCTCGATGTCAAAAGCAGCGGCAATCTTGACAACGACGAAACGGCCAGCAAAATCGTGGACTCGCTCAACGAATGGGCCACAGTGCGTGGGAAAGGCAAAGTCGTATGAGCAGCGTCGTCAAACGTAACGCACCACTCACCAATGCCGATTTCGAGACCGGCGACCTCACCGGATGGAACGTCAGCGGTGACGCAAAGGTGACCAGTCAGGCAAACGATTCAGCTGGGATCAAACCACACTCTGGTTCCTATCAGCTCAGACTTGGCAATGGCGGCTCTGCTTCGCAGAGCTTTGCCGTAGCACCCGGCACAGCGCTCACTCTTAACGCGTATTCGAATTCGTTTCAATCCAGCCAAGCAGTCAAGGTAACTATTCAGTTTGGCGATCAGCCAGTAATCGTGCTGGGTAACTATTCGTCCGGTGGGAATAAATGGGGTCAGCTGAACTACACAACGTTAGCTCCGTCCGGGGCCACTAGCGCAACTGTGACATTTGCCGCCAATCCCAGAGCTATCCGACTTGACGACATTGTAATCTCTGAGGTGAATGCCCCTATTGAGGACACGGCATTCGTGTATCTTGATGGCCGTCCACTCCCAATCCGACTCGACACTGAAGGAGACCTGCCGAGCGCTCTAGCACCCTTTACGCTTACGTGGGGTACAAAAACACCCTGGGACGACCTCGAACCGTGCATACTTGCCATATCGCTCATTGACCCAACCGGCGCATACAGCAAAAATCAGGCAAATATACAGGGCCGCACACTGGAAATTTACAACAGCCAGCAAGACCCCATGCCCATGTTCAGCGGCACAATAACCAGCGCTAAACTCACAAATCTCAATGAAAACGGACGAACCCGACTTGATGTGACCGCATCCGACAAAGCATGGAACATCAAGACCGACACTGCCAAAGGACCGACCGCTGATGACAGAGTCTATAAAGGCTATCAATGGGCCGGAAGTGATTTCTTCAATTGGGTAGGGGAACGGTTCCGCGCCGATGGCATTGCCTCATATGCCAGCGTCGCTGGCGGGGTCTACGGGAGTGATCCACTCGCCACCGAACGCATAAGCGTATATGACGTCATGAAAAACAAGCGTTCCGACCACTCGACCACGCCGCCGACGATACGATTCGGCCAAGCTACCTACGTGACGAGTTTCGACAGCCAGCAAGCCAACAACGTCTGGCTGACATACTTGTCATTACCCTGGAACCGGACTCTCACGCTCACCGGCCATCTGATCATCATGCCAGACGACTACTTCAACACAGCTTTTGACGGCGATATGATGAAATCCACCATCATCGAGCAGGCACGGAATATCCAGATTGATAAGACTGCAACCGTCACCCCACCAGATGACTTCTATTCACAGGCTGAAATCAAATACTATTCTCGCTCCGTAACCAATCCAGGTGTAAGCACCACGGAACAGGACAAGGGCAGTACGGTCATGACATTCAGCCAGGATCAGAGCCGAATCCTGCGTATTGACACCGGTTCACGCGAAGGCGAGAACGTGTTGGACATCGACATGGACGAGTATGTCAACGCGGAAGGCAGCGCGGTCAGTGATGACATGAATATCGCCAAATTTGACGTATCCGGAATCATCGCAGCAGTACATGAGAATAACTCCCGTCTACGACTGCCCGAGCTCACATTTTACTCAAAACGGGTAAAGAGTATCTGGCGGTATATCCCAA